ATAGTGGTTAATGGAGCTCAGGATGGATAATAGATGTATATGAGTGAGTACATTCTGGTAATACATAATGAATAATAATAATAAGTAATTATAATTAATAATAAAGAAGAATAAATAAGAATAAATAATAAACAAAAGAATAAATAATAATAAGTAATTATAATTAACTAATAATATACATTAGTACATACGAAACAACATCATATGAACAGAAATTCATATGAATAAAAATACATATGTAATATAAATGATTGATTATGTATATACACTACTACATAATTAATAATTATTCCTATACGAATAATATATAATCATGGATTATTCAAGAATAATAAAGAGGGGATAGGGATAATGAATATATATGTACTATACAGACCTGTTATATTCCTCTAATAAGGGGTTATCTCACCTAATAATCATAAACTTTATAAATGATTGTCATATTACTCCTAATAATATGTATAATTTAATATATGCTTGGGGTTTGTATGCATTATATGAAGATGGAGATGATTTAGAATGATAGTACCTTTTGTTGAGCAGTTGCGTAATGATTTGGCTATATTGGATGCTAATGGTAAGTGTGGCACTGATGAGTATGTTGATAAGTTAAAGCAGATTGCTATTGAGGAGATTAGGCTTGATGATTTAAAGAAGGAGGATTGATTGAAATGGTAAAGAAAGTAAAGGCGTTGGCCATAAATAAGAAGAATGTTTTGTCTGAATTGGGTAAAGAGATTGATGCAGAGAATGCAATCAAGCTTAAGGGGTTTGTTAAGGATAAGATGAAACAGATTAAGAAGACTGAAATCTTACTTGATAAGTTAAATAAAGAGCTTGATGACATTCTTAGTGGTAAGAAAACATTTGATGAAGAAGAGATATGGTTTAATGACTAATGGGTGAGATAGTAATATTAAATGGGAAGTGTGCAATATCTACATTTACTAGTACACAATCTTTATTTTTAAAAGATATACAGGTTAAGTCATTAGATGTAGTATCTCCTGTGGAGGTATGTGGTTGTTCAACTTCTGCATCTTCCTATAGTTTATCTAATCCTATGCCTATTGAAATCACGTTAAAATTAACAGCTTCACCACAAAAATCATTAGCATTATCAACTGACCATCCATTGAATGAAAAAGAGATGTTGGCTAGGTTATTTACTACTGATGAGTTATTGAATATATTGAATGTTAAATTAAATAAAGGGAGAAAGAAATAAAATGGTGGGTAGACCTAAGGGTAGTAAAGATTCATATAAGCGTGATTACACTGTGACTCCTGCTGCATATAATCAAAAGACTAGTAACTTGGCTAATATACATGGTAAGAGTTTCATTATTGATAAGGTTATTCAAGATTCCAGTTTAAGTGACCAGGAGAAAGAGATGTTAAGGGAGGAGCGGTTATCTTTGTGGCGTAAGCTTAGTAGCCCTGTTCTTCTTTTAACAGACAAGTATGCTGAGTTGGATACTTTGATTAAGTTGAAGCAGGCTGAGGGTGAATATTTGGGTAAAGAGGTTTTAATGGCTAGTAAGATACTTCTTGATATAGCTAAAGAGGTTAATCGTTTAACTCAGGTCAGTGCTGACAAGAAATTGGATGTATATAGTAAGACTTGGGGTGGTGGTGATGATATAGTTATTGATGTAGGGGCAAATGGAACAGATGATAATGAAGACAAATCAATGTGATTGTTATGAGTGGTATGCTACTCCTTTTGAGCAGTTACATCATAATGTTAATATGTTTAAGATAGGTGAGAAACAATGAATATAAGGGATAATTTAACTGATGAAGTAATAGAGCTAGTAGACAAATATAAAAAGGTAGCAATCTTAATGCCTACATATAAGGTAATGAGTACTAAGTGTGTTACTGATTTCTGTATCTTTTGTAGTAGACTGTACCAATTCGGTTTCCAACCTTCATTCTTCTTCTTGGACCAGACCAATGTAGTTATTGCAAGGAACAGTTTGGTCAAGCATTACCTTGAAGCTGCAGAGAAAACAGATGAACCTTACAGTGCAGTATTATGGATAGACAGTGACCAGACATATACATTTAAACATTTCCTAGATTTACTTGCTAACTTTGATAGGAAAGACATGGACATATTAAGTGGCCGATACATAACAAGGGATATGTTTAAACCTAAGGTATGTGGGTTCATAGAAGTAAGAGGAGATTATAATAATCCTTTATTTAAAAATACCAGTGTAGATGATACTGGTATAGTAGAAGTTGATGGTATAGGTTTTGGATTCGTTATGATGAAACCTATAGTATTGGAAGATATGTATGATATATATGGCTTGCACCAATTCGAGTTCAGGAGTGTTGGTACTAAAGAGAGTGGTGGTAACATAGGTGAAGACCTTGATTGGTGTTTAAAGGCTCAACTGTTAGGTTACAAGATATATATGGATAATGATGTAGAGGTTGGCCATCACGGAGGAATCATTGATTCATCCTACATATATGCAAAGAGGCACATAAGCAATGAAACTAGAAGCTATAAAAGTAACAAGTCTAATTAAGGATAAATACTATAAACGTATAAACCTTGATGGTGCATGGAAGCTAAAAGATATGAGGGCTGACCCTTTAAAGTTTGCTAAGTTCATGATAGGTATGACTCCAAGGGATTATCAAATGGTATTATTTGATAACATAGAGAAATATGATAAGTTAGCTGTAGTAAAAGCTAGACAGATAGGATTCACTACATCTATTGCTTTGTATTGTCTGTGGGCTGTATGGTTCAATAAGTTCCCTTGTGGTGTTGATGATAAGACTAGGATAGTTCTTATCAGTAAAGATGATGATGCTGCCAAGGATGTCTTGCAGCGTATAAAAGATTTCATGTATATGGGTGACCAGAAGATGGCTAACTTCCTACGTGACAAAACAGTTATGGAGAAAGATGGCACAAAGCGTAAGATAAGGAATAATCAGTTGTTTACTAGTGAGATTAAGATTAATAATTCAGACCAACTAAAACTTAATAATGGTTGTATTGCGTATTCTTTTCCTCCAACAGGTAAGGTTAGGGGTAGAAGTCCAAGTGTAATATTTATTGACGAGTTCGCATTCCTCAACTCTGCCGATAAACGTAAGTTCCTTAATACGGATGTTCTACCTGCCTTATCTGAAACCCAGGGCAAATTGATACTGTCTAGTACTCCTAATGGGTATGGTGATTTGTTTTATGAGATAATAGACCCAGACGATAAAGTACCTAACAATATATATAAAAGACTTATGTTTAATAAGGATGTTTATAAGAACTCTGATTATCAAGCACAGATTGAGCTTATTAAAGAAGGTCTTGATGAATCAGAATATAAACAAGAGTATGAGTGTGACTTTACTCAGAACACTATTTCCTTCTTCCAAAGTAGGAAGATACGTGAGATGTTTGATGATAGTGTTTTGGACTTATTACCTGATAAGTATGAGTATTCTGCAGGGATAGATTATGGTATGACCGAGGCAAGAACAGTTATAACTCTATGCACAGAAATAGAAGGCATCATATATAGGATTTACTATAAAGAGTTTGATAGTGGTTGGGATAGTAATGGTGTTATCCCCTTCATGGAAGGGTTAAGAGACAGGTTCAGGATTAATAAGATTGTTGTCGATAAGTGCCCACAGGGTGATGCTATTAACAAGAAGATGATAGAGAAAGGTTGGCACATAGAAGAGTTTGATTTTCATACACAGAAGGAAGAATCATATTGTGCATTCAGGAACAGGTTAAATAAGAATGAGTTTAAGACTGCTCATGATAGGGCAACAGAAAAACAAATGCTAGAGATGGAACAAGAAGAAAGCAAGATGGGTAAGCTTATGATACATAAACCTAGGAGTGGTAGGGATGATATTGTTGATAGTTTAATCATGGCTGCAAAACCTTTCCTAGCTACAAAGAAACAACTAAGGGTGTTTTTAGCATGATACTAAGACGTTACTACGCAAGAGGTATGAAGTATGGTTACTACTTCCATCCAGAGATTAAAACATATCATGAATTAATTTCTTTTGCAGAAGCTAATCCTGAAGTACCTACTATGGATTATGATAATGCTTCTTATGAAATGATATTATCTAAAGAAGAACAAAAATCATATTGGATTGAATCAATTAAAAAGGTTATGCTTGATACTAGAAATACGTTAGATTCATTAGATTCTATGACTGAATTCACTGTATGGTGGAACAGGTCCGCATATCATGCACGTAAAAGGACAATAGGTAAACCTCCTGAAATTGTAACAAAAACTTGTAATAAATTGTATAATCATATAAAATAAGCGAAACATTTATAAACAAATGATTAGTGGTTAAAAAGGGTATAGCATGGTGAAAGACATAACTCCTCAAGATATAATAGCAAAGGCTAGTAAAGGGTATATCAAAGATTACTATGCTAGTGCTGGCACAGTGAATTATGATAATGCTAACAAGGATTTACTAAGACCTTCTACAGAATATGAAAGTATTAAACAATTATATTCTGACCACACATTTAATTATTTAGTTAATAAGTTAGTTAATTCTTGCACATTAAATGGCTACAAGATTGTTAATAAAAACAATCCTTCTAAAAGGTCATTACCTAAAGAAGAAGAGTTTAGGAAGTTAGGTTATGATGAGAATGAACGTTCAATATTCTTGAACGCAATAGTATATCGTAATTTGTATTTAGAATCAGAATTTAATATTAATAAAACTAGAGTAAAGAAATTGTATATGTTGGAAACAACAGAGATGAACATAAATGTAGACCCACATGGTGAGATAATGGGGTATACACAAATACATCAATCAGGTGCAGGTGTATACAGTAAAGTAGCAACAAAGCCTAAACAATATACTGTATTCTTCCAACCAGATGAATGTACTCATATAGCAATAAATAATCTTACTACTAATCCTTATGGATTTGTTGATACTAAAACCATACAACATATTGTATACTATAAAAACATTGTTGAAGAATATATAAATAAATTATTTAAACAGAATCAATACAGACCAATTTGGAAGATAAAAGACCCAACTGATATTCCTCAAGTAAAAGATTTTGTTGAGAATATTAAACAAGGTAATGCTCAACCAGATAAACATTTCATTGTTGAGGGTGATGTTGATAATGGTCTATTACGTGACCCTAATGAACTACAAGCATTCACTAATTTATTAAATAAGTATGAAGAATCAATATCAAGATTTTTATTAGTTCCTCCTTTACTAGGTGGAGATGTAGGTAACTCTAACAGGTCCACAGGTGAATTTGAGGTTAGGTATGATTTCAGTACTACTATACAGTCATGGCAAAAGATAATTGCTAATGCTATTACATATAATTTATTCCCTAATATAGGTATGTCACAATACAAATTAGTTTATAATAAATTTGATAAGATTGACCAAGAGAAAGTATTAGCTAATGCAGTACAACTTAAAGGTCTAGGTTATGAAGTAAAAGATATACATAAATATCTTGTTGAAAATGGTATTGAATTACCTGCTGATGCTAAACCAAAAGAACCAGAACCATTAATAACTGGTGGAGATGGATTAGGTCAAAAGTTACAAAACATGAATGCTCCTTCAAGAAAAGCTAAAACTAAAACAGTTGTAGGCAATAAAACTGGAGAAGATTCTAGTACTAGAGAAGAACAAGTAATAGGGAAAGGCAAATATGACTCAACGAAGTATTGGTGATATAGATGGCCAGATACACCCAATATGCAATCTTTGAAGGAACTATTAAACAATTAAATATTGTTTTAAAATCAATGGGTATAGAACTAGAGTATAATATATATTCAGTTAAACAAATTGGCCTTAATAAATATGAAATATTATATCAAGACGATTCAAATGTGAGTGAATAAAAATGACAAACGTAATAAAAAGTTCATACATAAAAGATAGGTATCTCATTAAAGCTAAATCTTCATTTTCTAAGAAGAATAAGTTTATGGCTGAGATTGTATTTTCTAATACTAATAAAGATAAGGATGGAGATAAGATTCCATACACTACATTACTAACTAATCTAGTTGGTATGAAAGCTGATTTAGAACACGCTAATTTAGATAACATAGAAGAGTTAGATAAATCAAATTTATTTACAGTAATCGAAAGTTTCTTCGATGGTACTAATCATATTGGACTTGTTGAGTTCAATTCAGAGCATAAACAATTTGACAATATTTGGGAGAATATAGGTCGGTTCGGTGCAAGTTTTGAATACAAATTAAAAGATGAAAACCAATATGAAATTGTAGGGTTGAGCGGTACGTTTGACCCACGAAATGAAGGTGCAAAAGTTATTAATGCATATATAGAAGGGTGAATGAAATGAGCATAAAGAAAGCTAACATAGATGAAGTACAACCAGATACATCTGGTCCAAGTAAAGAAGAACAAATTAAGAATTTAAAATCTACAATTGATTCAAGAATCAAAGCTAATGAATTAGCTAAAAGAGAACTTGATTTAAGGGTAGAAATTACAGAACTACAAAAGAAGAAACCTAAAGTTATGACTCCTAGTTTTGAGTTTGAATCAACTCCTGCATGGGAAGAATTATTAAAACAACAATGGCAATTAGAACTTGATAAAGTTTGTATACAAATTTGCGATGCAATAAAACTGAATGAAGAGACTATAACAAAATGCAAAGACGAGATTGAAAAGATGGAAGGTGAATCCAAATGAGTGAAGAAAAACTAGTAGCAAAAGTAGTAGAACCTGTAGCAGAAGTTGTAGCAGAGAAAGTAGCAGCACCAAACCCTGTAGTAGAACCTACAGTAAATAGTGACACAGCAATTAAGAGTGAAGTTGATAAAATTATGAAAGTAATTGATATTGAAGATACAGGTAAACTAGAACAAATTAAAACAGAACTTGAGACTAAATTAATTGCAGAAAGAGCAACATCTTCTAAAGCATTAGAAGAATTTAAGGCAGAAATCAAGAAAGATTATTTAAATCAATTAGGGCAAATAAATACAAAGCTTGAAGAATATTCTGGAAGAAAGGGATTAGTAGCAGAAGTAAAAGAGAATCCATACAAAGCAGAAACTACTGAAGCGAAAGCTGAAGTAAAAGAAACAGACCCTTTCATTATCCGAGAGATGGAAAAGGAAGAAGATATGAACCAAGCAAAAGAATTTGTTAAAGCCTTACATAGATAAATTAAAACATAGGTGATTAAACATGGGAACAAGTACCAATGCTTATTTAAGTACTGCTGGTAGTGCATCATATGTTAATCCAACACTGTGGTCCGAGGCTATTGAACAAGTAGCAAGAGAAACCACAATCATTGAACCATTAGGAGTTCTAGATAATAGAGCTTTGGGTTCAGCAGGTGTACAGATTAATATTGCTAAGAATCAAGCATTCACAGCAGCACAACTAACAGAAGGAACAGCAACACCAGTTACTACAATGGCTTTCGGGCAAGTAACAGTAACATTTGAAGAATATGGTTTAGCTAAACAAATTGGAATCGCACAGTTAGAATATGGTCTAAAAGCAGTATTTAATGATACAACAAGTAATATGGGAACAGCTCTTTCAGAGTTAAAGGACCAGATTATAATTGATGCATTAGATGAAGGAGCAGCAAATACAAGATATGCAGATGCAACTACAAGTGGTAGTATATCAGCAACTAATGTATTCAGCACAGACCTTATCGCAGAAGGTGTGACTACAATGAGAACTGAAAAAAGACCATCACAATATTTGATAGTACATCCATATTGTGAGAACTCTCTTTTAAAAGATTCTCAATTCATTGATGCTTCAAAGTATGGTGGAAGAGAAGTAGTTATGACAGGGGAAATCGGAAGATACCTGGGTCTTAAAGTATTCTCAACTACACATATCAATTCAGCAACTGAAAACTCAGTAACAGTATACAAGAACTTACTATTAGGTCCTCGTTCTTTTGTAATAGCTTACAAAAGGAAAGTTAGACTACAATGGAAAGAAGATAGTGTATTAGACAGAGCTATTACTTTTGCTGCAGATGAGCATTACGGTTTCAGTGTACTGAACAGTGAATCAATCGTTGTATTGAAAGCTGTAACAGGAGTTGGACAGTAAATAACTTGAGGGGAAACTCTCTTTTTTTATTTTTTTATTTTTAACTTTTTTTAAACGGTAGGTGGTTGGGAGGTAATTTAAAAGATGACACAACGTATTAGGATTGAAAATAAACTAGTTCATGAGAACTATGATAATATTAGTGTGGCTTATCCAGACACAACTTCTGAAGTATATACATTTAAGGCAAGCAATGCGGTTGTTGCCACAGTAACTTTAACTTATACAGACACAACAAAAGATTTCTTATTAACAGCGGTGAAAGGCTGATGGGTTTCAAGTTTAATGCAATAGAAGGTATTTTTGATACAGATTCTAAACGTAGCGAAACTTGGTTAGATGCTAGATATTTAAAATTAGATGGTTCTAATGCAAATTCTGATGTAGATATTGGTGCTTATGATTTAGCTGCAACTGATGGAGATTTTAGTGGGGATTTAACAGTTGGCGGAGAAACAATTCTAAACGATAATGTAACAATAAATGATGAAACAACTGGTTATTCTATTCCTTTACATATAGTTAATTCAGGCGACCCTGAAAATGGTGCAACTAGACTTACAATAGAAAATTCACAAGCAAGTTTCTTTTTGCAATCATACGGAAGTTTAGCACCTAATAATTTGGCAAGTTCAGCTTCAATTTATGCTGCTTCTGGTTCTAGTATGCTAATCGGTTCAAATACAGGAATGAAGACATTTCTATTTTCAAATAATAACTATGAAATTCCAGAGATAACTATTGATGCTGGTGCTGTTGATATAAATGGAGATTTAACAGTTGGTGGAACAACAGACTTTGGTGGAGATTTAACAGTTGGTGGAACAACAGACTTTGGTGGAGACGTAAAAATAACAGCAGTTCAACCAGGTATAACTTTATTTTATACAGATACATCTTCTTATGCTAGGGTTTTATTTAGAAATAATGCTCATACGATAGGTGCGTTTCAAGTCATAGGTGATGATTTTGTGACAGCAGCTAGGCGAGGAAACTATGAATTTTATTTAAGTCAATATGGTAACGATATGACTTTCTTTACTAACGACTTAGAAAGATTAACAATAGCCAAAGCTGGCGGGGTTACAGTTGCTAATGATTTAACAGTTGGTGGTGAATCATTATTTAGTGATAAAATTAAATTCACTCAAACAGATGGGAAGGAATATATAGACTCACTAGCAGATGGGTATTTAGATTTAGGTGCTACTACTCATATTAGATGTAACGCTTTTACTGATGTATCAGGTTTAGAAATTAAAGGAACTGCTACTGACACTGCTGGTTATGCTCCTTTAAATGTTCATCAATCAAGTGAAAACTATTGGACAGCGGTCTTTTATAATGATACTTATAATTCTGCTGTTCCTCATTTTGGATATTATGGTTATAATGATGGTAGATTTAGTATGGGAACAGAAGTAGCTACTGATTTGGGTTTTTATACTACAAGTTATGAACACGAAAGAATGATTATAAAAGCCGATGGAACTATTTGGGTTGGGAATAAAATATATTTCACCCAAACAGATGGTAATGAAGCTATAGACTCTCTTGCAGACGGGTATATGGATTATCTTGCAACTACAGAACATAGATTTAATACCTCTGTCGATGTTACTGGAGATATTGTTTCTACTACTGGAAAAATTGGTGCTAATCAAGTTAATAAACCAACCTTAACTTTGTTAGTAGATGGAAATATAAATCCTAGAGCTACAATGTTAAAGGTTACTGGTGAAGGTGGAATTTGGGACGCTCTTACTGCTGAAAGATGTTCCAACGTTGGTGTGCCTTGGTCATCATTTAACAGGTCACTAGGTAGTGAGACATCAAAACTAATAGTTACAAATGGTAAATCTTGTGGTAGATTTGGTTTCAGGGCGTGGGATGGTGGAACTTATGCAACAGGTGCATGGTTTGGAGCAACAACAAATGGAGATGTTGTTGATGGTTCGGGTGAAGCAGCAATGAATTTATATTTTGCAACAAGTAATGGTACTACTGGTGATACAGTCAATATGACTCTTGATAAAGATGGAAATTTATCAGTAGATAATGGAGGCTTTAGTGTATTTGGTGAATCATTGTTTTTAGATAAACTTAAATTCACCCAAACAGACGGTAATGAGTATATAGACTCTAATGATGATAACTATATAGATGTAGGAGCGACTACAGGAATAAGACAACATATAGGTGGAACAGAACAGATTGCTTTGACAGATGGTAAACTCGCTCCGACTACTGATAACGATATAGACTGTGGAGATGCTACTCATAGACTTAAAGAAGTATTTATATATGATGGAATTGATACAGTAGACCAAGACTTAACCATAGATTGTGGGACAAATAAAACACTATTATTAGCAGAGGTCGTTTATAGAGATATAAATATAGCAGGTTATCTATTAACAAGACCAACTTCATCACAGCCAGATATTGTCACATTTGTAGATGAAAACGGTGCGGATACAACAATAGAGACTTATGGATTTGCAATAGACGAGCTAGTACATGGTGGATTTGAATTACAGCACGATTATAAACAAGGAACTGACTTAGTATTTCATATTCATTGGCAGGGAATTACAGCACCAACAGGCGGTGAAACAGTAGATAATGTTCAATGGAGATTAAACTATATTGTTATGAGAGATAATGCTACTCTTGATGCAGCAGTAACTATTGATAGTCCAGATACTATATTTGATACACAATATGAAACAGTAAGAACAGACTTTGCAGTAATAACAGGAACTAATTTTTTAATTGGTGACCAATTTATGTTTACGCTTACAAGAGTAGATGCCACAGGAGATGATTACGCAGGAGATGCCTTGATAGCAACTGCAGGAATACATTATCAGATTGATACTATTGGAAGTAGACAAATAACAACTAAATAGGAGAAAACAATGGAATGTAAAAGATGTAAATTATTAAAATGGCAATAGAAAAAGCTATGGAAATTGAAAAAGAATATTTGGCACTTAAATTTAGTGATAGTGTTATTCCAAGAGATATTATCCGATTTCAATTTAAACATAAAATTTTATTACAAGGATTTAAAACATTAAATGAATTTTCAAAAGCTAAACAAAGTTTTATATTTAAGAATACTAAATTTAAAATTGCAAATACAAGTCCAGAAACAGTTATTCTGGATATTCAAAAAGCAGTTAAAAGTAAAAGTAATGTTTGGTATAATTATTATAATGGTCAAAAACTTGTATATGTTGGAAAAAATAAAACATATAATAAAAAATATTGTAAAGACAATAAGATTACTGTTATTCCTTTTTTATATAATGGTGGGATGATTGTTACAACTGAATTTGATTATGGTTTAGTAATTGTGGCTAACAAAAGAAATTTAATAAATAAATTACAAGAACAGTTACAAACAGCTTTAAAGAACCTTGGGATTGAAACAGTTATAGATGG